TTCACAACAACCATTGGAATATCTTTGATAGTCAAGTGTGGTGTGACCATACGAAACAACGACTTCATTTGTTTTGCACGACTCATATCTGCTACAGACTTACCTTCTGTTGCATCATCAACTTCTTTCTTTGATGCTAGATTACCAATTGAGTCAAGAATGATAATAACTTTGTTACCTTTTTCAATCTGTTGTAACTGAACCATAATATCGTGTTTCAATTGTTCAACATCGGTAATTGGAGTATGCAACACACGGTCAGTGTCAATGTTGAATGTATCAAAGTAAGATTGTGGTGTACCAAACTCAGAATCATAAAATAGAACTACAGCATCTGAATACTTCTTCATGTATGCTGATGCCATCAACAAAGCAAATGCAGTTTTGAAGTGTTTTGATGGACCTGCAAACATAGTCAGACCTGGTGTCAGACCACCATCTAGATTACCTGATAGTGCCACATTTACAATAGGCACATCAGTTTGAATCATATCTTTCTCAGTAAAGAATTGAGACTTCGCAAGTATGGAAGTCTCTTTAATCGTTGAACTCTTTTTCAACTTATCAAGAACGCTCATTCATATCTCCATTCATATCAGCAATTTTATCTTTTGGTATTACTTGATGTTTATCATCTACAAAGAATGATTCTAAACTAGGACCATCCTTCTTGTCAATCTTTTTCTTCTTCACTACCTTTTTGATTTCTATTTCAGGTTTATCTTTCTGCCTACGATATGTTTGATTGGAGGCAATTAGTAACAATACTGCAAGTGGATCAAATACTACAATAATAATAAAGATCACTAATCTAACTGCTCTATCAATCAAATCACGATCTTGTGTACCATAAACTACTTCAGCAACATACTTTATAGGCCCCAAGTCTGACTCAGCCTTTTTAATTTCCAAGGATATAGGAGACTTTTCTTCCGTAATTTTCTGTATTTCGGCCTGCGCCCTAGCAATCTCATCAGAGATTCGTGTGCGCTCTTTCTGTTGGGCTTTGCGGATTTGGTTCGACCTCTCTGCCCCCCTTTCGTCCGTTGAGCGTGCCATGACTTGGTCAACCGCCGCATCCAACTGCAAGACATTTTTGCGATTAGTCTCGATGTTCTCTTTGAGTGCTTTAATTTTTTCCTCATAAATCATTTCCTTCTCAACCAGTGGTGTGATACCAGTAGAATGTTCGATGTGTGCTTTGGACAGATAACCGAAGATACCCATCGATGTAATTGCCATGAGTAATATAACTGCAATTAAAAAATATAATTTCAATGCAGAGAATGTATCTTTCCAATGAGTATGTAGCCAAGATACTGTTACTAATTTTGCGGCTTCAAGTACAGAACCCATAATGATAATCGGCCAGTATGAACCTGGAAATATCTGTGCAAGGCCTATTACTGAATAGTATGCTGCAATAGTAGATAAAGCAATTGCAGTCAGAAATGGTAATATAGCATGTATCATGGATTACGTTTGTTATGTGGCACATCAAATACTAACGTGATGCGTACATTGTCTCCTATGTTTTTGGCAGAGTGTTCTAATTTATTATTAAACCAAAATAATGTACCTGGCTCAATAACTAAACTTTCATCTCCTACAGTATACACGTAACGACCTTGTATTGACAAGTGATATCTGTCTTTATTAAGGTAATAAGTGCCAAAATCCATATGTTTGCCAACTTCACCACCTACAGGTATAGAAAGAAATCCACACCGTTTAAAATCTTTGAAGTGTCGTTTCATAAATGAAACAGCTTCAGTATGTCGGTAATATGCTGGTGCTTCCATACAACCTTCAGAATCAAAAACATAATCACCAGGTTTATCAATCGTGCCAATTACTAATTGCAACACACCACTTTGACTTAGATATACATCTGGATCAAGTACCGTGGCATGTTGCAGTTCTTTCTGATAATTCCAATCAGACGCATGTTCTTCCAATTGTTTCTTTATCTTTGAAACATTAATACCAGTTTTAATTATACGAATATTTTTCATCCAAAAAAACTCTCCAATGTAGATTGTTTCTCAGCCTGCCAACCAACACAATCAAGAATAACTTTAACGGGTTCCAAAAATGTTTTTTCAAACTGAGTATCATAATCAATATATTCTTGCAGACCAAACTCTTTTGGTAATCGTGTTGGAAAAGAAACTACTGTATCTTTAAATGGATTAGGTGATTTAAGATACGTAAATTTTAATTTTTCACCTTCACGAATCAACTGATACTTTGTAGTCAGTTTCTTTTCATTTAGAAAATGATTATATAGAATTGCACCTTTAACGTGAATCGGTGTGCCTTTTTTATATAATGTTTTTGAATCTGAATATTCTTTCAGACCATTAAGACCACGTGGAAAAGAAACTTCTTCTACAGGTAAAGTTTTAAACTCTTCTCTAAAGTCTGCAATAAACTTTTGTATATCTGATTCTTCAGCAATCATCAACAACTTAATTAATTGCCTCATCTTCTCACGAACAGGTGCAGGTGTGGATGATTTGATCATCTCAAGACCCATAACTTTTAGATGTGGTTCATTATACTGAACACCTTCATTATTATACACGTTGAGAATGTAACGTTTCTTGGCAGTCCAGATACCTTTATCTGAAAGACCTTCACGTTTCATAATCATTTTTTGGTCATACGCATGTACATAGTCAGAAAGTTCTTTATAACTCTCATCAATAAACGGTTGAATTTTATCTTCACAAACCTTATCCATGAAGGAGATAATTGCTGAAGTTTCTTTTCCTTTTTTGTAGACACTATTAACCAACGGACCAAGGTTGAGATAAATTGAATCTGTATCAGAGGCGATAACATAATCTTTTTCAGTTTTCAGTAGTTTGTTTAGATATTGGTTTAGTTTATTTTCAATCCAACGAATAGACAACTGACCAGCAGAGGTAACTGCAAGTGCCTGTCTCAAATCGTAGAATCGGAAATACTGTGAACCCATCGCACCATAAGCAGAGTTCAATGAAACTTTCTTTGCTAACTGAAGATTATTATATCGTGCAATCAATTTCTCAATTTCATATTTTTTCTTTGGATCACTTTCATCTTCATAGTCTTGTTGTGACTTCAACATCAACTTCTTAAACTTCTTACGATCTTCATACATTTCTTCCATCATCGTAGGAAGAAAACCTTGTTTGTCGGTGCGGAAGAACTGACCATTAGGTGTCAATGTAACATTAGTAAGCCCAGAAGTATCTACCCGTCTCATTAACAAGTCATCAACTGAAACGCCGGTAGAAATTACTTCTCTCATTTCATCGGTGTAATCGTCTATATCAACCAAAGTTTCTGGTGAAATGTTATATTGAATCATCAAATGTGGATACAGTGAGTTCAAGTCAAATGATGCAACCCAATTATGTAAACCTACTTGCGGGTCTTTAACATATGCACCCTCAAAGGCTTCAGACTTCTTACTGATACGGCGTGGCGGCACAATTATCTTTTTATTGAGTAGGTAGGAATAGATCAATGCATCCCACATTCTCGTTTGTGCAAATACATCATCATAGTTACACTTGGTATCATATGCAAGAGTCAAAGCCAATTCAATCAACTTCAACTTATCTTCCATCTTCAAAATCAAATGTACGTCTTTAATATTATACTCAATAAACAACTGATAGTTCTGTTTATAAAGTTGGTGCAGGTTATCATAGTCATCATATGCAATCTTACCTTCACCAAGTTCTACTTGTGCAATATTATCCAGCCGATATGATTCTTGTGACTTACCACCTGGCGCATACCATTGGTATAGTTCCATGTAATCAAGTGCAGCAACACCGACAATATCATAAACAGTTTGTTCTCTGCCTTTAAAAACTGTTTTGCGTTCAGAATACACACCCCAAGGTGATAGTTTCTTAACACTATCTTCACCAAGTACACGTGTCAAACGATTAACAATGTAAGGTATATCAAAGAACTTTGTATTCCAACCAGTTACAACATCAGGACAATTATCAGACCAATCAGTAAGAAACTTTTTACATAGATCAATTTCATCTTTGCATTTAATATAGATTTCTTCACCTTGAACTTTATATTCACCACAACCATAGACTGTAGTGCCACCATTCAATTGGTGAATTGCAATGGCAGTGATTGGTTCGTGTGCTTTATATGGATCAGGAAAACCATTATCTGAACCAACTTCAATATCAATTATTGCAACTGATAGATCAGAAATATCCCAATCAATGATACCTCTATGGTTGTCAGCAATGAATGCGTATTCATACCTTGTATTACCATAGATTTTAAAGTTTGAAACTTCTTCATAACGTTTAACAAAGTCTCTTGCCTCTCTGATAGTTTCAAATTTCATAGCCTCCAATGGTTCATTAAACAATGAACGCCATTCGGTGGATTTGTTAGACTGTAAAAACAAAGTCGGAGAGTATGGCACTTTGCCTTTAACTCTCCGACCGTTGTTTACACCACGAAACAATATGTTGTTACTGTGTACTGCAACATTCGTGTAGTATTTACTCATTCATAGTTTTCATTAGAGTTTTAAACCAGCAGGTGCAATTTCAATGCGACTGAACATTTTACGATATTGTTCTAACAGATCACTAACTGGAGTTGTGACACAAAATATATTATCGTGTTTGATATGAATTCCCTTATCAAACTCTTCAGTGTATGCAAGATATGGTGCAAACCCTACACCACCTTGATCACTAGCATTTCGTGGTGGAACAGCAATTACTTGAACTGGATTCTTTACTAATAAATCAAGATCATCTTCTTCAACAACTTCTGCGATGATTGTTTGTTGTGTGTTGAATGTGATTAGTTTAATATTACTCATGCTGCTACCCTCATAGAAGTTTCAAGAACATCAAGTGTTACCCATTTTTTAGGAAATAACATCTCACGACCACGGAAGTCGGCAATGTCATACGTAGGATCGTCAACAAGACCGATCAACTCAACCATATTATCAAACTCACGCAGTACAACATCATACTTATATGCTCTAGGATACTTCGGATTTGTTTCTGCGATTTGTTTCGCTACTCTTGTTGCGACACTCATATTAACTCCATAAAATTTGTAACTGTGACCAGTATATCAAGACTCTCATTCTTTGTCAAGTTTATGTGCATCTATACCGCATTTTTTTAGAAATTGTGCCCCACCATCAGCACGTGGATATTCATTCTGGTAATATACCTCTTTGATTCCTGCTTGATGTATGATTTTAGCACAATCTAAGCAAGGTTCGTGGGTAACAAACAATGATGCACCTTCGGAAGAATTGGTAGAACGTGCAATCTTTGCCAGAGCATTGGTTTCGGCATGAAGCACCTCACGCTTAGTTCTTTTTCGTGACCAACCATGAACAGTTTCGGTAAAACCATTTTGTAACATCCATTCATCAGTTGCATAACATTCTTCTTTGAGGACATATTCAATATCTTCACAGACATTATCCCAACCCGAAGGCATACCGTTATACCCGATACCAATGATAGTGTTGTCTTTTACGACCACGCAACCGACATGAAGTCTAGTGGCTGATGATAACTCGGCATAAACCTCTGCCGCTTTCATGTGTGCTTGTATAAATTTAGTTTTCATAATATAAGTAAGTGTTCACTTCACATAAAGCATTTGGACGATTTCTCCGGCACCATTACAGGAATGCCATTGGAACATATGCTCTGGTGATAGGATTAACATTGATAAAGAATGGCAAAAATCTTTCACCCAAAAAACCGGGCCATCTCCACGGTTTAGGGTCTGACATTGGATTGTCAACTGTCTTAATTGGATATGGATTCTTAGAATGCTTTAAGATGTATTCAATTATCTCAAATAATTCAGATGAATATTTTTTGAACAAGTCTCTACGCATTACATATGTTGTATGAAAATTAGCTACGTTTGATTGTTTGAACCAGTTCACACTATTTCTATATTGAGGCATCAACTTGTCTATTGCTTCTAAGAACAAATCATAAATCTGTTTATCTTGATGCCATGCTCCACCATAAAGATATTGCTGTTCAATAGTAGTATGTACAATTTCTTCGTGATTTACAACAACGTCACATTGAGTTAAAATTTTACTCAATTCATTTTTTTCTTCTTCACGACAGAGGTACTTAACTTTGTTTTGTAATTCGTTTTCGGATCCAGTCATTGTTCCAGTAAATGAAAGATAACGTCTATATGTTCCACACCCAATATAATCAACTTCAGGAGTATTACACATCAAATAATACTCTGTTGCTTGTTGACCCATTGCAGTTAGAAATTCATCTTCAGAAATATCTTTATAATATTTTCTAAGTTCTAAGATGGATCTATCTGTATTTGTTACATTTAAAAACTTATCTGAATTGTTAGCTGGTGACCACCCAATTGATTCTTTATTTCCTGCATATGTTGGAATATACCAATCACAATCAGGATCAATTGGATAGTCGCTGTGAAAATGCTTGTATATTGTAATCGTCATTTTATATAAGCACAAAGAATATCATCAGGTAAATGTCGTTGACCATCACTAAAACCACCATCTAACCATGCAAAGTTATAATCAGGATTTATTTTCTTAACTGCATCAAGGTATTCTGATCGTTTAATATTCCAAATATCAGTATCAAGTAACCTTTGATCATCAAGAAAAATAGTATGATTTTTTATAGAAGATTCACCAATAGATTCAAGTTCATATAATGCGGGACATGAACCATATTTTGTACTGCCATCACAACCTCCACACGCATGACCATCTAACCAAAATACGGCCTTTTCTTTTAAGTTTGGAATAATTTGTTCTCTCAATATATCAGGAGAATCACCAAGATATAATTTTACTTCAGGTTTATTTTTGTATTTTTCAACAGCATTCTTATACAGGGTTTCATTTAATTCTATGCTGTGAATTTCTTTGAATCCATAAGAAAGTATAAGGTCAATAGTTTGTCCCTTGTGTGTTCCTGTTTCAACAAAAATATTATATCCTTCAGCATAATTCAATAAATAATTCACACTCAATACAGGCATTTAGATTTCCTTCACATTAATTAATTTAACATTTGCTGCATGTTTACCTTGACCACCTTGATAGTTTCTATCTTTGATAGAGTCCACAAATGCCATGATATTTTCATTTCCTACTTTGGATAATTCTTCCATAGTCATCTGCTCAATCATTCTTTCTGGTGTAACAGGTCTACTATTCTTAATCTCATGATGTGTTACGAAACGACCATCTAAAGATAACCTTGCTTCACATTCATTAAGAAATGTTGATTCATGTAATGTTGCTGCATCATAAAACAATATATGATCTTTAGGACAAATGAATGCAAACTGTTCATATCTTGGAATAAAAACTTTACCATGTTCATATGAAGGTAGTGGATCTAACCATGAATCTTCAAAGTCTTTTGGATTATCATAAATTCTTACAAAGTTTCTTTCTGTATCACCAGCAATCGCTATATGCATTGTGATGGATGCAGAATCTTCACCTGCCCATGCATCTGTATGTGGAAGTGTTGTTCCATGTTTACTAGAATTTTTCTGTTCTAATAATCCAGGTTGTTGAAATCTAATATTAGGAATTCTGCTAACATGAGAAATCATATCGGAAATGTTTAACGAATTTATTAATTCGTAGTATGCTTTCACCAAACTATTGAACGCACTTCCAGATTCGGTTTTAGGTACAACAGCACCACTTGGTGTAATGAATGAGATTGAATCATACTCATCACTGTAAATCTTAATCATGGTTTCAATATCATCAACATACCTATTTGGAAAATAGGAATTTAGATATATTAAAGTTGCACGTTTAAAATTTTGATACTCTGGTAAATCAGCAAGATTTTTAAATGCCACCATAGGGCTGACAGATTGAAATCCTCTGTCAACAATATCTTGCATTCGTTTTTGTCTATCAAGTATTGATTGTATCATTCACTAGTCTGTTCTTTCTTTTTCTTAAATTCCATTTTTGGTGCTATAATAGCAGCGATCATAGAATCACGAAAAATATTTTTGCGCTCACGTTCCATATTGATCAACATGACCTTCAATGGTTTTGTCATTTTAAAATTTGAATTAAGTTTCATTACCATGCCCAAGAAACGAATGAGTATCTGGTACCTTCTGTTACCAGTTTGACCTCATGTGGATATAAAAAGTTAGAAGGAAATATCATTATCTCACCTGCTTTTAACTCAACAACTTTATCATTCCAAAATACAAGTTCGCCACCTTTGTAATCATTATTCAGAGAACCTAAAATTGAAAGTGTTGGAATACCTTTACGTTGACCATCAAACATAGAATGGATGTGGTCACAATGAAGTGCCATTTGTGTGTCAGTACGATAACGATTGAAACGAACTTCTGAGTATCCATTCCAACTATTATACCATTTAAATTTAAAGTTTTTTTGATACTGTTGAAGAGTATTCCATATCTCTTTCATAATTAAGTCTTTGGTTTCAATCTGAGAATATGCAATTGAAAGTTCATGCTCATAAGATTGATAAGAATTGTCGGAAACATTATAAAAAGAATGCGTTTGAAATTCTTTTTCTTTTTCTTCCAGAGCATTGACAGTTCTGGCACAGTCTTCTTCAGAAAGTACCTTATAAACTTTAAGATATGATTCTATATTTCTATCCATTATATACCTTTCAATAAGTGGGGCATAAAGCCCCACCGTTTATGCCGCTTCTTTTTCTTGTAGAAGTTGTGGCTTAAACTCTTTTAAATCATTACCAATTTCAATCTTGCGTGGTTTTTTATGTTCTGGAATGATGTTCTCAAGTCCAACACGTAGAATACCATCTTTGATTTCAGCACCTCTAACTTCAATGGTATCTGCGATTGTGATTACTTTGGTGAAAGACCGAGTGCCGATACCACGATGTAGATATGTTGAATCGTCTTTGTCTTTCTTATCACCTCTGATAGTCAAGTTGCCTTCTTGTACTTGAATATCAATTTCATCTTTTGCAAACCCTGCAACTGCAAGTTCTACCACATACTTATTCTCATCTGCTTTGATGATATTATGTGGTGGAAAATTACTTACAGGTTTAGTGTCATTTAGAATTGCTTCTACATCACGAATGAAGTTTTCAAAGCCCAACGTTTGATTTAAAATAGATGGACCAAATGATACACCTCGACCAGTAATAGTCATATGTTTCTCCTTATTAAGCAAGTTAAAATACGTGACCCCGAAGGCATCACGACTTACTTGCCAACCTCAAACGCTGTGCGATTGACAAGATAAGTTCTTTGAGGATTTGATTGAGTAAAGACCCGAACGAATTCATTGGCGCCTTCTCTAATCACATCATCGTAATCTCTAGTAAATACTTCTTCTTTGGTATACTTATTCACAAGTTTGACCAAATTGTTTTTCGCTTTGTACATGATCATTCACCATATTAGTAATCAGATTTCTTTTTACCTATATTATATTTAGCAATTAGTTCCCATTCATCCTTCTCTTTAAAAGCAATGATCTTGATTTGGTGTATTGGTGCCATATTATGTTCTACTATATCATAGTCTACAATCTTTAACAAGCCCCACTCTTCTAATAAATTGGCAATAGCGTTTCGTCTCTGGATATCATTCTCAGTAATTGTAGACAACTTACCATCTAATGCAAATAATTCTTTAAAGTGTGTAATGTAATACTTGCCTTGCTTGTGCAATATGTGGCAAGACTGATACAATACTTTTTCTTTTCGTGAGGACACACCAATTCTGGTCAGTGTCTCACGCACCTTTAGAAAGTCATCCTGTTCTACTAGGGTAACCTCAACAAATTTAGATATATCAACCATGTCATTTTCCTAACCCACCCGTTAAGGTTTCTTTTTTTAGTTGTTGGATTTGCTCTTTGGTTAGTAGACGCATGGCATCACGTGCCTTGCTGTCGGAAAGTCCGTAGACCATTTTGACACATGCTATATCATCATCTTTTTCCGACTTTGCCCACTTCGCAAACGATCTTTTCATAGACCTGACGGTATTTAGTAAAAAGTCATTCTGCATCTTTTTGTCTAAATGGTGACGCATGTTCATTTCATTAGCAAACAAAACACAATCCTTGTGTTGGGACAAAGACCTATTGGTTAGGAATGGTACATATTCTTTCTCAGTCAGTTCATCCACGATAAGTTGTTTCTTACCTTGAAGAATCTGGTTGACGTAATCAAATGGATTACTCATACAAATTATCCTTTATATCTTGTATAATCTGTTTTTTCATCTGTTCATATCTATCAAACAAAAGAATGTCGGTTGTTTTCACAGAGTATACTTCTTTTATGAATTGTATGTCATTTACATCAACTACTGTACCTATACCGTCAGAATATAATTGAAAGTATGGTACAATTTTTTCATAAGAAACAATACCACATTTTAGAGGTTCAACCATCAACAAATAGTCGAATGTTTTTTTTATTTTAGAGATATCTATTATTTTTAAACTACGAAAATTTTTCAACTTCATCGTTGTGGTAAATCTTTTACCTGTTTCTGGAAATATATTTGAATTGGAAGATTTCATTTCTACTTTGATATCTAACTCTGGTATATAAAAATCGCAACCAACTTCATTAACATACTTCAATTTATTATTCGAAGCTTGTTCGATTGCCTCACCAACAATATCCGCTTTAATAAACGTTTCAGCTCCAGTATTATATTTTCTTTTTAATGAAATCATAACTGAAAATACCAAATTCCAATTAATATTGTCTATTAAATATTGAGTTACAAAATCATGATCGTATTCAAATAAGGTTGGAACTCTTTCCGAACTACATTGCAAAAGATTTATCATTTGAATTCACCATTAGCCATAATTTCAGTGAGACATGCCACGATATTAATCTCTTGGTCAGCAACAAACGCTTGCTTATATTGGTAGTCAGCAAGAACTAGAACAACACCAGGTATACTCTGTGGTTTTAATACATCATATAGATTGTCATATAACTTACGGAATAATGTTGTAGAATCAATCTCTGTACTTGCAACCCATTTACGTACAGCAGTGAAGTCTTTCTCTTTCATATGCTTAACAATCTGAGCAAGAGATACATCACCGATTTGTGCAAGAATACCTACATCAATCTTACCAAGTTGAGAGTAACGTTGAAGTTCATTGATGACACGCCGAAAATCTGGAAAGTGTTTCTTCACAAGTTCAGCAATTACTTTGTCATCATACTCAACTTTTTCTGATTCAAGTATGGATTGAATACGCTTAAAGAATGATGCTGCCATCTTTTGTTTCTCACCATTCTTCATACCAAAATCAATCACTGCACACCGTGAATGTAGTGGATCAATGATACGGTTTTTAAAGTTACAAGTGAAGATGAATGAACAGTTGCCTGCAAATTCTTCAATCGCATTACGAAGTGCTGGTTGTGTTGAGTTTGGATTTAGATAGTCTGCTTCATCAATGATGATGACCTTACGGCCACCAGCCAATGACATTGATGATGCATAGTTTTTTATCTTGTTACGAAATACATCAATACCTGATTCGTCAGAACCATTGATCACCATGTAATCGCAACCGATTTCGTTGCACATCGCCTTGGCTATCGTGGTCTTGCCTACACCCGCTCCACCAGTCAGTAGAAGATTTGGTATCTGCTTTTGATTGACGTACTCCTGAAATGGTACCTTCAATCGTTCTGGCAGGATACAATCTTCTACTGTTTGAGGGCGATACTTTTCTGTCCACAGAAGATGTTCCATGAAAACCTTTCACATAAATCATAATATAAAATAACAATCAGTCTTTTTGATTCAGAATCGCAACTACTTCAAGGTATGGTTCTTTGACATGCCAGTCTGTACCATTAACACCAAAGATAACTGTACGCATCTGTAATTTGGCATCTGCATCGGGTTGAATCAATTCAAATACTGATGCCACAATATCCGAATTGATAGCAATGGATTCACCATCAAAAGATGGTGATGCATTTGTAAACATTTTCATTGCCATGATTAAGCCTTTGTGAAAGTTGAACCAGTTTCATTTGCAATCCAATACTGAACATCGGATGTTGTATGTTTAAAATGAGAAACATTCTTGGAAGATATTTTAACCATATATCCACCAGAAATTAATTTCAGATTTTCTGTTTTAAATATCATACGATATTTGTTTCCATTACCTTTACTGATTTCTAATGATTCTGTGTGTGCAGCATCATTTGTGGAATCAAATGTTGTAATGAATATCTTTTGTCCGTCAGACTCAACAGCAATCTGAGGTGAAGATAATACGTTTGCAGTTCTCATGATCCAATCAAAATCTTCTGCTGAAAGTTCAAAAGAAATTTCTGGGTCAGGCATTGCCAATGGTTTTTCTGGTGGTGTAACAATCATATTCGCAGCACAGAAGCGATACTTGATTTTACTGCGACCTTTTAGACCAGAGATAAGAACACTATTATCTTCAAAGTCAATTGTTGGCTCTTCTTTATGAAGAGTTAGAATAGAAAGAAAGTTGTTCAGGTCATAGACACCAAACTCTGTTGGAATTTCTTCAGAGATTGTTGCTTCTGCCATAACATTTTTGTGTGGTGAGACTGTACGAATAGTCTTACCTTTTTTGAAAAGCATACCTTGATTGATTGAAGCGAAGTTCTTCAATACACCCAATGTGTTGTTTGATAATTTCATCAGTTACTCCATAATTAAGTTTGTTTTTCACTTGCAGAATATAGTATATCATGTTCATACAAAAACATCAAGCAGCAAATTGCATGTGCTAGATGATGTTTGCCAGATTCAGGATCAATTGCTTCACCTTCTTGGTATGCCCACATGTGTCGTTGTGTTGCATCAAAGTATCGGTTAAGTGAATCAGGAACATGTTTCCAATTGTTTGGTTCATATTTCTCAGCACCGAATGTCAGAACATCTGCGGCCGCTTTAAGTGCTAATGGTGGTAAAAGACCATAACGGATTTTACCACCATCAAATTTACGACCACCAGTTGTTGCTGTTTGACATGCCTTGACAGCATCCTTGTCCATTACAGTTTACCGGTGTACTGAGCAACTGCTGGCATATTACCAGTGAATGCGTAGGTACCGATATGCTGTGTTCTCATCCATGGGCATAAGAAGATTTGACCACCCATCTTGCGCCACATCTGACAGAACATGTAATCCTCTGATAGATAACGATCAGAACCACCACCAACAATTGATTCTTTGGTGTCAATTACCGTATCAAAGTAGGCATGAATGTAACGTGATCCATCAAAGTGTGCTTGACCAACGTGATCTGGTTTGTAACGGATCGTAGGATATTCTACTGCCATCTTATCAAAGACTTCACGCTTGATCATCATATGACCCGTACCAATTTCCATAACTTCTAATGGTTCTGAAACTTGGAACTGTTGCGTACCTTTGACAACGTTAAACACATATTCGCCAACAAGATTCTCAAGTTCTTTGGGATTCAAGTCTGGATTCTTACGTGCGGTTTCTGCAATGTTACCCCAGTTGATAGATTTCTTAGGGTAAGGACCACCAACAACATCTTTATCAAGTGCCATCAGTGCTACGATATCGTTCGGATCAAAGTGAATGTCCGAATCGATAAACAACATATGTGTGAAGTCTGTACGAAGAAACTCATCTACCAGATAATTACGTGCTCTGGTAATAAGTGATTCGTTAAAAAGGAAGGAGAATTTTACTTCAATGCCGTAACGCATCATTACGGTTTGTAGATCAAGACAAGATTTCACATACAGTCCATGTGACATACCACCATACATTGGTGTTGCTACGAACAGTTTATTCTTTCTCAATTCTTCAACGTTTACTTGTATTTGCATAATTTATCCATAAAAAAAGAGTAGAGACACATAATATATATGTCTCCACTCCGCAAAGTTTCAAACTATTTTAGGCAAATGCACGTTCACCTTGAGCACGAAGTGCTGCAATTCCTGCAGCAACTACACGCTTAGTTGGTGCACCTAAACGGTAGAAAGAAACTTTCTCACCGCTGGTATTGATGCGACTATTCAAGTAGATCGCATGACCATCATTACGCAAATCGTTAATGGTTGCCGATGGGTTTGCAATACCAAATTGGGATTGCATTTTGTTCGGTGTTAGTGTGTTGTAACCATCTTCTTTAGATAGGTATGCAAGCACTTTTTGTTTAGCTGACTTCATTCAAAAACTCCATAAAATATGACTGCATTTTAAAATCATTACAGAGGCAGTCTTTCTCCGCAATTCACTAATATAATTAGTATAACAGGCCTAAGAAAGCAAGTCAACACTTTCTTAGGCAAATGTGATTAGAATGGAACTTCTACCGATGGGTCTGTTACTTCTGGTGCTGGTGCAGGTGCTGT